CCAAGTAGGCGCGCGCCGCTGGCACCTGGCGGGGATCGGTGCGGTCCGTCGCCGTCTCGTGCAGGGCGCTGAGCACGGCGTGGGCCTTCTCCGGGGAGCCGACCGTCTTGCGGTACATCGTCTCCCATGCGGCGAGGAAGGCGGGCTCGGCCTTCCATTTGGACAGCTGCTGAATATTGGTGCCGAGTTCGTCGGCCAATGCGGTCTGCGTCTTCGGCTCGCGGTCGTCCCCGATGGTGCACAGCCATTCGAGGAACCGCTGCTTTCGCCAGTCGGTGTCCTTCACTGGCGGGAGGCTAGTGCAGTTGCACTAGGCGTCTTCGGCTCGCTCGCTAGGATCGGCATCCGATCCTAGCGAGCGCCCTGCACGACGTTCTCGTTGGCGCTCGTCACTCGCCGCCCGACGGTCCTGACTGAGCACGTTGTAGATCGTCGAGACGCTGACACCGTAGGTCAGGGCCAGATCCTTGACATGGATGCCTGACTGACGGGCGATGACGATGTCGGCCGCCTGCTGAGCGTTGATCTTGGTGTTCCAGTTCTTCTCGCCGTAGAACACGTTGACCGGTGGCGGGCTGGCTCGTCCCTTGGCCAGCATGTCGGCGTTGTTGTCCGCGATCGTGCCGACCTTGAGGTGGGCGTAGGCGAAGCACGGTGGGTTGTCGCACAGGTGGAGGATCACCTCGTCGGGACGCAGCCGCCACCCGAGTGCCTGCTCGACGATCCAGCGGTGCGCCTTGTACGACTTGACCACTCCGTCGACCTTGACCTTCAATGCGCCGTAGCCGTAGCGGTCGACCGGTCCCTGCCATAGCACGCAGGGCGTTGGCTGCGGTGTGGGCGGTGGATAATCGCGGCGGCGCCGCTCCTGCCTCTTGAAGGTGGAGCGGCGCCGCGTGTGAGTGGGCTGTGGCTTGGCCGGGATGGCCAGCTTGACCATCGGCCTGAGCCGACGGATTTCAACCATCGTCGAGCCAGACGATGCGGGTGCTCCCACCGTGACCGTGGACGTGGAGGATCGAGTCGATGCCTCGCTCGTAGTGGACGATCGACGACGGCCACTGGCTGATCCAGTGGAGCACGGCGACGTCGTCGGAGAACAAGATGCCCTCCGCGACGACGCCAGTGCCACTGACGCCGGTGACGTCCACATCACGTTGCAGGACGAACCGGCGATGCATCAATCCTCGAACAAGTCTTCGGCCGCCACCGACTGGACCGGGGCCTTGTACGCGGCCTTGTACAGCTTCGGTGCGCTGAAGCCCCTGTTCGTCTTCTTGCCCTCGCCGGTGTAGGCGATCTTGATCCACCCGCCTTCGACGATCGTCGGCGCCTCGGCCTTCTTCATCGCGTCATAGATGGCGTCCTTCATCGACTTACCGCTGCCCGAGGCGACCTCGTAGTTGCCGCCCTTGGCGTAGACCTTGCGGATTCCGTCGTCGTTCTCGCCTTCGGACAACTTGGTCTGGATGGCGACGACCAGCTGCATCCGCGGCTTGCCGTCCGACCACGTCAACGGGGCCTGCGTTTCCATGTCGGTCTGTTGGCTCAGTTCGACGTCGGTGATCTCGCCCTCGACGAAGTCGCCCAGCTGCTCGAACTTGAACGCCTTGCCACCTCCTCCTTGAAGGAAGTCGGTGATCGCATTGCTGTTACTCATGTGCTCATTGCTCCTTGGTTCACTTTGATTGGTTCCGAGTCCGGCAGTTCCAACTGTCGCCAGTTGTCGTATCGGACTTCGGCCTTGGGCACCCCGCGCTGGTGACCCTCACGGGGGTCCATGCCGAACGGGATCGAGTACTCGGCCTCGATCGAGTCGAGCAGGTTGAGCACGGTGACGATGTCGTCAGGCTTGCTCAAACCCTGCTTCGGGGTGGGGATCTTGTTGGGCCACTTGCGCAGCAGCGTGCTGCGCGCCTGGGGGTTGTCACGGATCACGGTGATGCGCTGCTGACACCAGTCGACCATCGACTGCAGCGGGACCGGCGGCAGCTGCTGCGGATGGATGTCGCACACGCCAGGGCAGGCGCACTCGCCGTCGTAGTACTCGGCGGTGGACACCTTGGCCACCTCGACCGGGAAGCAGTCGTGTCCGTCTCGCCCGGCCTTCCAGGCGTTGCGCCACTCATTGACGTCGAAGGCCAGCAGGGCGCCCTGCAGTCCGAGGCCGACGTTCAACCACCACGCGGTGCACCGTCCCTTGCCGACGGGCAGGTGAACGAGCAGCGTCCAGCAGCGGTCGATCGGTGGGGTCGGCAGGCGTCGATCGTTGACGACGTCGTACAGCGTGCCGTCGGCGTACAGGGCCATCTGCACGCAGTAGCCGGGGAGGCTGAAGTCCAGCTTCTGGCCGGTCTTCAGATCACCGAGGACGAGGGTGCCTGGATCGAGGACGCTGCCGTCGGGACACATCAGCGGCTTGGTCAGTCGGTAGATGCGGTCGGCAGTCCCAGCGGCGCGGTAGGCGTCGTTGACCATCGGCACCTCGACCATGTCGCTGACGAGTCCGAGATCGTCGCGCAGGCGGATGTACGCGGCCAGGTCTTCGCGGTACTGCTCGGGCGGGTCGAAGTCAGTGTCGGTCTCGTCTTCGACGCGCGCCGTCATCGCGTGCAAGGCGGTGCCGGTGTCGGCGGCTTCATTCGCTGTCCCCTTGTCCATCGCCTCGTCGCGCAGTTGACGCTTGCCGTCGCGGTCCTCGTCCTTGACGACGCTGACCTTGGCGGCGAGGGCGGTGGAGCGGGCGACGCCGGTCATCGCTTTGAAGATGCGCCACTCGGTCAGGGCGGACTCGTCGTCGAGGATCTTGGCGTAGCCCGATGGTCGACGGTAGCGCAGCGTCTTGGTCGGGTCCTGTGGGTCGCTGACCAACGGCGCACCGTTGGCCCGTCGGTAGTCGTTGCGCTTCTCGTGCTCGTCGTCGAGCAGGCTCACGTCGATGCTGGCCATGTCAGTCCGTTCTTGATCATGCAGATGGTTGTTTGGCAGACGCCGAAGCGTCGGGCTAGTTGACGGGTCGGCACCCCGTCGGTCAAGCCTTGGCGGATGCTGGCGACCTTGTCGGGCGTCAGCTTGTGGTTGCCGTTCGCTTCACCCCAGCGCTGGTTGTAGGCGACCTTCATCCGGCCACCTCGAAACGCACGACGATGTCGGTGCCGTCAGCGATGAAGTTCTGCCAGCCGAGGCTGGCCAGTTCGTGCCAGACCTCCACCAACTCGCCACGTCGCTGTCGGTAGAGAACCTCGTCCTGGTGGGACCGCGCCCACTCGTCGGGGCTAACGAAGCCGACGGCGTAGCCCAGTTCGACGGCTCGGCCCACCGCGATGAACAGCGCCTGGGTGGACGTGGTGAGGAGACTCATGACGCCTCCAAGATGCGACTGGCGTAGCGATCGAACACCGAGACGATCGCGGCTTCGTCGATCAGGCTGATCTCCCACAGCAGGCGGGCCATCGTCCGTTCGCTGCCGGTGCCCTTGTCGATGTACTCGCGGAAGCATTGCCTCCACAACTCGACGGTCACTTCCACACCTCCCCGCACTTGGGGCAGCGATACCAGCCGACGTACTGCGGAGGCTCGTGGCGTCCGAGCAGTTCCTGGCAGGGCTGACACGTCCACCACTCGGGCTTGATGAGGTACACCATGCCTGGCGGAGCGTCAGGGTCTTCGATGTACTCGTAGGGACGGCTCATCGCGTCACCTCGTCCCACGGGTTCTCGTAGCGGATGTCGTCTTCGAGTCCTTCGGGGACGTGGTGTCCGGCAGCACGATGCTTGGCAACGTGATCGACGGCCTCGTTGACCGAGTTCAGCTGGACGATCCACGGATCGTCGAAGCGACAGCCGGAGCACTCGATCCATCCACCGACGTTCTCGAACATGTACAGGTCGTTGCCGTCCCAGCCCATCCGGCAGTAGCTCACCGCCGTTCCTCCAACTCGTCGATGCACTTGGCTGCGTCGAGCATCAGCTGGGCGATGGTGTCGATGGTCCGTCCTTGACCTTGGAGGCGAGCGGCGTAGAAGCGCAGTGCGGCTTGCAGGTCCATGTCCTCGGGGTCGGTGATCGTCATCCTTCGGCCTCGTTGTTGTAGAAGACCTGGATCTCGCTGAACGATCCGTGGCGAGCGATCAGGCACGCCTCGGCCAGTCCGTCGTCCTTGACCCGCTTGAACCGGTCTGCGAACTCGGGAAACAGTTCGGTGGCCAGGCCGCGGCTGGCGTCCTTGTTCTTGCCGACGAGGCCCATCTTGCGTTTCCAGTCGACGGGCCTGACGCGCACCAAGCGGAACTGGTTGGCCTGGACGACGCCGAGGACGATGCCGGTGTTCAGCCCGAGGCTGAAGCTGGCGATCGAGCCGTTCTTCGGCATCGGCTGGGTGTTCTCGACGTAGACGGCGTCAGGCTCCCACTCGGTGAGCATCTCGTCGATCGCTCGTCCGTCTGCTCGACCGTCGTGGACCGGCATTGCTTCGACGGCAACCAGCTTGCCGCGGTGGATGCAGGCCAGGCCGCCGGTGACGCCTGGGTCGATCCCTGCGATGGTGGTCATCGTCCGCCATCCAGTTCGTAGGTACCGAGGTGATCGCGCACCTCGGCCATCTCCTGAGTGATGTCCTCGTCAGGGCGCCAGTGGTTGGTCAGCGCCAGGTACAGACGGAAGGTGATCGGACTGAATCGCACTGGGGCGCAGTGCACGCAGGCGTTGGACTTGTCGAGGTGGTAGTTCTGCTGGAAGCACCACTGCAAGATCTCGTTGACATCGAACATCACGAGGCGGGTGCAGCGATGGTGGTCGGCTGGGGCGGGTACATCTCTTCGAGGGCTTCGACCACCAGTGTCGGCACGGTGATCCCCCGCTCGAAGGCCGCGGCGTCCAGTTGCACTTTCCAATACCAGGGCACTCGGAAGGTGATCTGGATCGGGGCGTAGCGAGGGTCCTTGCTCGAATTCGCAGGGGTTGTCGTAGGCATCTTTCTGATGCTACACATCTACGAGGGCGGTGTCAACGCGGCCGCACGACGACGAAGCGGGGTCGACCAACGCCGTAATGTGCGGAAGCCGGTGGCGTCAACCACCGGCTTCCAGACTTCCTGATGGCCCTGGACCCTGGCCTGACGGCAGTCATCCTCTGCGAAAGGACTCAACCGACATGGACACTAGCCAACCCGCACCAGAGTGGGTCTACCTGCCCCGGTGGAACGTGCTGCGGCTGCACCATCCCAACGGCAACGTCCGCTACGAGGTCGATCTCGATCGCCCCGAGATGGACTGGGTCGACCAGCTGTCAACGAAGCGCTGGATGACCCCCGATCTCATGGCCGATCTGCAACGCAAGATGCGCGACCACCAGTGAGCGCCATGCCAGAACCAGTCAGCCAGCGCCTGCGCCTGGCGCGCAGCGCTGCAGCAGCGGGCTACCGCGTCTTCCCGCTGAAGCCGGACACCAAGGAGCCAGCCACCAGGCACGGCTTCAAGGACGCCACCTCCGACGCCGAGCAAGTCGAGGCGTGGTGGACGCAGGACCCCACCTACGGCATCGGGCTGGCGACGGGGATGCAGGACAACGGCCTGTGGGTCGGGGTCGTTGATGTCGACGCCAAGCACGGTGGCGTCCTGGCGTGGAAGCAGCTGACCCGCGACAACGGTGGTGGGTGGCAGCGCCACATGCCGATCCACAAGACGCCGCGGGCGGGCTATCACATCTTCGGCCAGGCCGATCCGGCGCTCGGGCTGAACGCCTCGAACGGGTTCCCGCGGGGGATCGATACGCGCGGCGACGGTGGCTACGTCGTGCTCCCCGACTCGCGCTTCGTCGACACAGAGACCGGCGAGATCGGCTCATACAAGGCGACGGACAACAACCTGTGGTCGATCGTGCCGGGGGCGTTCCCGGTGTGGGTGATCGACATGTGGAGCGACGGGCCGCAGCACGACATGGTCGTGCGTCATCCTTCGACGCAGCCGGTCGATGCGGACAGCCCGTTGGCCTGGATGAAGGCGAACATCGACTGGTACGCCGAACTCGAACGCGATCTGTTCACGATCGAGGCCGACTTCGGTGGCGAGGTGCGCTGGACCCGACCGGGCAAGACCCGCGGCACCAGCCTGAGCCTGCATCTCACCGGCAACGGGTGCGTGGTGGTGTGGTCGGAGAACTGCCCGGAGTGGATGGTCGACCATCGCTGCGGTCAGTTCACCAGGGACGGCCACTGGTCGCTGAACGGGTTCCAGTACATCTGCGCTCGCGATCATGGCGGGGATGTCCGGGCGGCGATGTCGGCCATCAGGCGGGAGATGATGCCCCCGCCGGACGCGGCGGGCAGGGTCGTGACGACGGAGGCAGGTGGCGAACCTAGTGCAGTCGCACTAGAGGTGCCGCAGCTGCCCGAGTCGTTCTGGGATCGGCCCGATCTGGATCACATCCGCCGGGCGGCGTGGGCCGGGTTGGCCGCCCCGGATGCCACGTTCCTGCATGTCGCCACCCGCTTCGCCACAACGATCCATCCGTCGTGGTTGCTGCCCCTCGGGGGGACCCTCGACGTGTTCGGCGTGGTCATCGCCCCGTCGGGCGGGGCCAAGGGCCTGGCGGCGAAGGCGGCACGGCGGCTGTTCCCCGGCCCACCGCAAGGGCGGGATTGCAAGATCCGCATGGACCGGACGATCTCGTCGGGCGAGGGCCTGGTCGAGGGGTTCATGGGCAGCGTCAAGGTCGACGACAAGATGGAGCGTCAGGTCGTCAACCAGGCGACGCACTTCATCATCGACGAGGGCACGACCCTGATCGCCCAGCTGGGCCGTGAAGGCTCGACGGTGATCGGGGTGTTGTGCAGCGCGTGGGTCGGTGAGGCGATCGGGCAGCAGCTGGCCGACGGGGCGAAGACGCGGTGGATCCCGCCGCACAAGGTGCGTGTCTGTTCGGTGATCAACATCCAGGTGGCTTTGGCCGGGGAGTTGTACTCACCGAAGCTGCGGGCCACCGGCTTCACCGGGCGGTGCACGTTCGTCAGCGGCCAGGACCCGCACATCCCCGACGAGATCATCGACGATCCGGGTCCGTTGAGGCTGATGGACTGGTCGGCGCCCCCGACCTACTCGGGTCAGCTGACCTACCCGGCCGAGGTCCATGCCACGGTCCGGGCGGAGATCATGGGGTCGCACCGGGGCACGTTGGGGCGCGACGAGCGCCAGAGTCACCGCATCTTGCAGCGAGTCAAGTGGGCGCAAATCCTCGCAATGATGGATGGACGCCAAGAAATGAACCTCGATGATTGGCGTCGAGGCGGTGATTTGGTCGATTTGTCGGGCTCGATGTTGACGATGCTCGACGTCACGCACGAGGCCGTGGCCAAGCTGGAGTCCTTCCAGCGGCTGCAAACGCGGGCCGAAGGCGAGGCGTACGTCGAGGACGCCAAGATCAGCCATGCCGTGCGTCGGGTCGAGCGCTGGGTCCTCGCTCGGGTCCCGTCGGGCGGCGTGGGCCTCAAAGCGCTGCGTCGGAAGATCGACAGTCGTGACCGCCTGGCCTTCGACGAGGCTGTGGATAACTTGCTCAGGGATGGGCGCCTGCTGCGAGACGCAGACGACACCCTGACGCTCCCGTAGATGGGGGGATGGGGGGGTCCCCTCAACCCCCCCGACGCACGCATCCGGGCACATATCAAGAAAGTCCTGTTGAGTGTGTGTTATTGAGTGTCTCCGACACCACTTCTGGACCCCCCCATGAGGGGACCCCCTCATTTCCCCCCATCTGAGGCGAACACTCGTACGAATCCCTGCCAGTGCTCGAAGCCTGTGGATAAGTCTGCAAACAAGTGTTCGCAACGACCACAAAAATCGCTGTCACCTCGACTCCCCTCTAGTCACTACCTATGGGGCGGGGTGGCTGCACCCCCGGGGGGGGGAGGAGGGGTAGGGGGTGCCGATTCGAGCTCCCGCGGCCCCCCGCTAACCACCGAACACCTGTGCGACTCAGAAATCGAATCGGGGTAAGTCAACTGTCTTAGTCGGGCGCCCGTGAGAACCGGCATGCCTGACCTACTGCAGACCAGTAGCCCCTAGTGCAGCTGCACTAGCGCACCGACGGTAGGCCATTCGGCCCATCGTTCTCATTCCCAGATATCCCGTAAGAACGTTGGTAGCATGTTGGTAGTCCCAATCAATCCCGATCGGGGCGAAGCGCTAGTGCAGCTGCACTAGCCCGAACGGACAGGAGTCCACAGTGAGCGCAAGTAAGAACATCACGGCAGCCGCGAAGCGGATCGAAGCGGACGGCGCGGCGGAGATCGATCCGCTCAACCGAACGATCAACGTCGAGCAGATCGGCAGCGAGGCTGAGGCTGAGGCCATGGCCATGAGCACCGTCGTCAAGCTGCAGAGCGCGGGTGCTCGGTTCGCAGAGCAGACCATCACCGCCAAGCGCAACGTTGGCCTGATGGTCTGGTCAGCCGCCCGGCTGCGGGTCAAGGCTGCCAACGACAGCGGCAACACCAAGGTCGCCATGCCGAAGCTGGAAGAGGCAACGGCGGGCAAGTTGTCGAAGCTGCTCGGTCTGACCGACACGCCCGCGGACGGTGAGCGTTCGTGTGAGGATCGGTTCGGCTACAAGCTGCAGACACTGGGTGCCTGCGTCGATCTTGCCCGCGGTCTGATCGGTGACTACGAGACCGTCGCCCGCGCTGACATCGCAGAGACCGGTGACACCGTGACCGAGCGCAATCTGCGCAGCGCGATCCTCGCCCGAATGAACCCGGACGCCATGCGCAACCGGGCGAAAGGTGCAGAGACGATGCAAGCCGCCAAGCTGGCGGCTGCAGCGGGCAAGGCTGCGGGTGAGACCGTCAAGGTGAAGACCGCGGATGGCAAGACCAAGACCGTCAAGGTCGATGCGGTCGCGCTGAACACCGTGAAGAACACCGTCACGGCGAGCGCGCTGACCGGTGCGCAGATCGCCGTCCTATCCGACGACGCGATCGACGCGACGATTCGTGCGCTGCAACTGGTCAAGGCTGCCCGCGCCGCGAAGGTCATCGCTGCTCCGAAGCCTGAGCCGAAGGTCAAGGCCACGAAGTAGCAAGCAAGCAAGCGAGCCCCCGATCCGAAAGGATCGGGGGCTCTTTGCGTTTTCGGGCTGCCGCGTCCAAACACGGGGCTCACGCCTACGGCGCTCGCACTGCTCCGCGGGCCGCACGCACTGTCCACGATGGGCCTCTGAGCAGGGAAGTTGGCCCCACGACCAAGGTGACACCCCTAGTGCAGCTGCACTAGGTTGAACGCAAAGACCCGGCGTCGCGCCAACGACCCGGGTCACGGCCAGCACTTGGAGGTTGCTGACATGGACAGCGTAGAAGACAGCCTGTGGTCACGCATCGACCAAGGCCCGGGGTGCTGGGTCTGGCCAGGTGCCAAGCGCAAGGGTGGATACGGAGCCATCTGGCGCAACGGTCGCGGCATGTCGACCCATCGCCTGGCCTACGAGTTGACGTACGGACCAATCCCAGCCGGACTCCTCGTGCTACATCGCTGCGACAACCCACCCTGCTGTCGACCAGATCACCTATTCCTCGGGGATACCGCGACCAACGTGGCTGATGCGATCGCCAAGGGACGACACGTCAACCCACCGAACCGTTGGATCTAGCCCTCGTCGACCAGGTCATCCGTGGGCACCAGGGCCAACACGCCTGCCAACGCTGCAGCGACCCCTGAGACCGCTGAGAACACGAGGGCGAGCATGCTCACGTGGCTGACGAACTCGACCTTGTCCAACCATCCCTCGCGGATGGCCAGCAACCAGATCACCGCCGAGGCGATCAGCATCACCGCGTTGACGACGATGCTCGTGACGGCGACGGGGATGGCCAACCTGCGGATCAGTCTGACCACGCGACCAAGGTTCCCTGATTCCGACGTGAGCCCACCTGCCGCTGCCGCCCCAACCGCCTGCCCCTAGTGCGACTGCACTAGGCCCCTCGACCGGGAGATCGAATCGTAGCCCCCACAGCGCGTGATCTCATTCCCACTTTCTGTGTCAAACGCCTGATAGAATGGTTGGTGGAGTTGAGAACTACCTCTCCTCCACGGCCTAGTGCAGCTGCACTAGCGCCCGACCCACAAGGACAAGTCATGCCTTCCACCACAACCCACGTCACCGCCATCCCCGTCTGCGACCTGTGCGGCT